CAAATCTAACACTCTTATTTCCATGTTTAGCTTTGGTAGAATCAACCTTCACATCACCTGATAGAACAAGATTAGAAGTATTTGCAATATCTCCAATAGGCATTTATTAATCTCCTTTATGTACCGAGCAAGAATGACACGTTGGCTGACAAGTCATCACCGTCGTATGTGCCACCGTCAAGAGTTGCAAATTCATTAATAATTCTTTGATTTGTATTTGCTAAAGCTGCACTGAAGTCAGTTGTATTGAGTTTTGCGTCAGCCTGACTAACATCAACAACATTATTCGAATACACACTAACCGCTACAACAACAGTTGTAGCAGCCCCTAAAGTGCTTTCTGATACGATTAACTCCCTTGCATCACCTTGAAATATTGGAAACACACCGCCGGATGAATTAGCTGAAAAGAGTTTCTTATCTTTAAGATTGATTGCTAATTCACCGGCTTGTAGTGAGCTAGGAGTGACCCCCGCAGTTGAGGACCTTTTAAGTTTAAGTAACGCTGCCACGATTTATCTCCTATGTTTAGTATGTTCCACCATCGATAGTCGAAACTGCGGATGTAATGAAGGCGTTGGTATTGGCAAGTGCCTCATCATGTGTAGTAATGTCAACTTTTGTAGCCAAAATTGCGCTATCAATAACAGAGTTTGCAAAACCCTGCACATCGGTTACGACTGCATCACTAGAAGCTAAACTTCCAACTGTAGCAGTGGTTACTGAAACCGCTTTAGCGCCACCAGTAAATACCTGGAAAACACCGGTTCCGTTTGATGAATATAATTTCTCGTCTTTGACGTTAAGTGCCAACTCACCTGCTTCAATATCAGAAGTAGTGGGGACCACACCAGCAGTCGAAGAACGTTTTAGTTTAATTACAGCTGCCATTTATTGGTTCCTCCTTCTAAATAAGACTAATATACTAGATTATTAAATTGTGGGGGGAATTTCACCCCCCCTTTTCGTATTAGTATATATGTTAGAAAGAGCCACCGTCAATGAGAGCATCCAATTGAGCCAATGTATATCCCGCTGCACCAGTGTCAACCGTAGTGGTTGGTTGTGACTGGGAGTCTTTAAACACTTTAAAGACACCATCTGTTGCATCACGGAAAATACCAGCAAAATTGTTTGCACCAGCGTTTTCATATAGTGCGAAGAAACCAGTGTCAACAACGTCTGAACTAGAGTTGTCAGCAGCGAGTTTCATCAAAGGGTCAGTCACTTCAATATTTGTGGTAGACACATAAGCAACATCACCTTCAACTGTTAGGTTACCATTAATCGTAGTATTACCTGAAACTTGCAAGTTTGCGGTAATGGATGTATTACCCGTATGTTGGAAGTGACCACTTGATTGTGGGTTTGTCTTAACCATGAAGTCGCCACTAAGAGTGGTACTTAGATTGCCAATAGCGAGGTTAGTGTTAGCGAGCTGGTTATGGATAAACGTGTTAGTATTAGCAAGGTCTTGAGCTTGCTTCAACTCTTGAGCATCCAACTCTGATTGTGGTGCTTTAGCATCAATCAAATTACGAAGAGCAGTATTACTTGATTGAACATCAGCTAGTGCTTGTGTGCCTTTATCGTCTGCTGCTGAAATCAATATGCGTAAAGCATTGTTACTTGATTGAACATCAGCTAGTGCTTGATCTCCAGCAGTTTGTGCCGTTGAAATCAAATTGCGTAAAGTAGTATTACTTGATTGAACATCGGCTAGTCCTTGATCTGCAGCAGTTTGTGCTGTGTTAATCAAATTACGAAGAGCTGTGTTGGTTGCAACTAAGCGACTATCAACATTGGCAATGTAAGCATTGGTATTAGCAAGTTCTGCTTCACCAAGACGAATAATATTACCTGCGTTGTTCTTTGAATAAATTACACGGTCAGCAAGGTTTAGAGCAATTTCTCCAACCTCTAGATCACCAGATGCGGGAATTGAACCAGCATTACTAGACCGTTTGAGTTTAATTACGGAAGCCATTTCTAATATTCTCCTATAGGATTAATCTAATTTTTTATTTTAGGCATTGGTGGAAGACCACCTCGGATAACATGTTTCCCCAGAGGGGTCTTTTTGTCACTATTAATATTATCATCCGGTTTCATACTATTCTTATCACCACCATAATGAAATACTTTACTAAAAAGCTTAGAGATAATTATACCAATACTTTTCATTTTCACACTCTCTTTAGTAAATTCTGTTTCTATTTTTTTAACAGATTTATTAGCTGGAACTGTTTTTTTAGTAGATTTTCTTATTGGTTTTCTGATTTCTGATTTCTTATATTTAATTCTTTTATTTATATCTTCTAGTTCCTTGACTTTTTTTTCTAAATAATTGTTTCTAGTTTCTAAGATTAAAGCTTTATGTTGTAATATATTTATCAACTTCTGTTGATTATCTATAAAATTATCTATGATGTCAATTTCTTTACTCACGAATAACCTCCGCCATCTAGCATACCGAATACCGGTGTTCCGTTAGATGCAATTTGCATTACCTGTCCATCTGTACCAGTCGTAAAAGATAAAGATGAAGTATTAGATGCAAACATAACACCATTCTGAGTAAAACTTGATAGTCCGGTCCCTCCAAATTCTGTGCCTAAAACATTAGACAATATTAATTTTGTGATACTGGTATTACCAGAAAAGGTCTGATTAAAATTATTACCACTACCACCACCAGCAAGGTTGTTAATTCTTATATTAGTATTTGCTAAATCGGCAGCTCTCTGTGCATCAACCGAAGATATGAGTGAGTTAGTGTTAGCAATAAGTAATTGAAGATATGTATTTGAAACATCTCCAGTACCACCTCCGCCTCCACCTCCACC